TGATGGAAAATCTGAAAGAATACAAAAGATGGCGGACATTCTAACAAACCTTTCTAGGAGAAGATAACTATGACCATAGAAAGACCTGAAGACTACTTATTTACAATGAAAGAGAAGACGAACGAACCCACTTCTGGATCGCCTGTAAACGATCAGAAAAATAGAGTAAATCAATTTCAGGATGACGGCACTATAGCTTCAGACGTATCTACTCCAGACTTTACTCCAGCCAACAGGAATAGAACAGCATATAAACCGATTGATCAGACATGTGAAAGATGTCGGAAAACAACTACTGTGAATCCTAAGCACGCTCGTGAATTTTTTGTCTGTGACAGATGCCTAAGCAAATAAAACAACCATCCCTCCAAGATCCTGCGTCCGAACGAGCTGTACTGGCCTCACTGTGTCAGTATGGCTTGGATTGCTATTTGGATATTGATTTCATTACAGGAGATCATTTCAATGATGAAATGAATCAGATCCTGTTTGACTGTATTCATAAGTCGCTCACTAATAATTCTAAGGTGGAACTGACTTCCATCCTTTCTGCAGCGAACGATCTGGGCGTAGAAGAGCATATAAGTAGTAAAGAAGAAATTGCCTTTATTAGGTCGCTCTTTAATTTCCCCATCCATAAAGACAATGCTGGCATTTATGCGGCCAAGATTGCAAAACTAAAGTTAGCAAGAGATCTAAAGAAAACACTTAAGGCTTGTGAGAAAGATTTAAATTCAGTCACAGGTGAAGAGGATATCATCGATTTGATATCTAAGGTTGAAGAGCCTATCCTCGATGCTACATCAGATATCTACCAAAACTCGAATAAGAATACAGAGATTATTGGGGATAATATTGAGGATTACATTACCTACTTGGCAGAGAATCAATGTGATATTGCTGGTATTCCTACAGGGTTTACTGCGTATGATTTAGCTATTGGTGGTGGTCTTAGAAGAAAGTCTGTGGACTTAATTGCTGCCCGGCCTAAAGTTGGTAAGTCAATGTTTGGTGACGCTGTAGCAATCAATGTGGCAAAGAACTCAAACATCCCAGTTTTGATGCTGGATACTGAAATGTCCAAGGAGGACCATCTAAACAGAATGTTGGCTAATCTGAGTGGTGTTGATATCAATAAGATTTCTACTGGTCAGTTTAGCGACAATGAAATAGACAAAGAAAAAGTCAGGGCCGCTGGTGAAGAACTCAAAAGTATTCCTTATCACTATCTCAGTATTGCGGGACAATCATTTGAAAACATCTTAGCGGTGATGAGAAAGTGGATTTACCAGCATGTGGGATTCGATGAAAATGGAAAGACTAAAGATTGTCTTATTGTCTATGACTATCTGAAACTTATGGGATCTGAGGGTATTAGTAGTTCAATGCAGGAATATCAGGTTCTTGGATTTCAAATCACTAAGCTGCATAACTTCTGCGTGAAGTACGATGTGCCCTGTTTGAGCTTTGTTCAGTTGAACAGAGATGGTATTACTAAAGAATCTACAGATGTTGTATCCGGCTCAGATAGATTGATTTGGTTGTGTACAAGTTTCTCTATCTTTAAGATGAAATCAGAGGAAGAAATCGCTGATGATGGTGCTGAAAATGGAAATAGAAAATTGGTGCCGGTGGTAGCCAGACATGGGCAAATGTTAGATAGTGGTGACTACATTAGCATGAATATGTACGGGTCTATAGGTAAGTTGGTTGAGGGTAGAACAAGAAATGAAATCCATACGAGCAACAGAACCCGAGATGAAGGATTTGAAGTAGATGACGAAATTTCATCAGACGACTTTGAGTGAAGTTAGTGATGCTATGTTCCTACAGCTCCCGCGATTATTTCAGTTACTGGGTTTGGACTTCTTTGAGAGCCATCATTCATATCATTTAGCGTGCCCTGTTCATGGTGGTGATAACCCGCAGGGCTGTGTTGTCTTTAAAGAGTCAAATTTGGGTGCTGGTGGTTGGCAGTGTTTCACACATAATTGCCAAGACCAATTCCAAAGAAGTTTCTTTGGCTTCATTAGAGGTGTGCTATCTGCTCATAGCGATAAAGAATTCGCTTCTATGGACGACACAATGCAGTTCTGCTTAGACTTTCTTAAGTGCAAGATGCAGGATTTGGAAAATCCTAAAGCTTTAAGAAGAGAAAACTATAATAGTCTTGAGGTTTTTAATAGACAATTGGTTAGGAAATCATCAGACCTGTCAAGAGAAGAAATTCGGAACAGGTTGGCAATTCCATCAGAATACTTTATGAAGCGAGGTTTTTCCCCAGATGTGTTAAACGAGTTCGATGTTGGGCTTACTTCTGTAAATTCTGGGATAATGAGAAAAAGAGTTGTGGTTCCAGTGTATGATGAAGACTATAATTATGTAAGCTGTGCTGGAAGACTAACTCATGATAACACCACTCCGCAAAACCCTAAATGGATCTATAACAAGGGTTTTCAAAAATCAATTTATTTGTATGGACTTAATATTGCAAAAGAACACATCAAACAAACAGCATCTGTGATTTTAGTGGAGGGTCAGGGTGATGTTTGGAGAATGCACGAAGCTGGTTACAAAAATTGTGTAGGGCTTTTTGGTGCAGATCTTAGTGATGATCAGTTACTATTGCTGGAGCAAACTGGAGCCCTTAACTTAATCATTTTGACAGACATGGATGATGCTGGACAAAAGGCTGCCGATAAAATCATCAAAAAATGCGGACGAAGATTTAACTATCTTAGACCAGAGATCCCTACCAAGGATGTGGGGGATATGACAATAGATCAAATTCACGAAAACCTTACACCACAAATAGAAAGTTTTGTATAATGGAACCGAGAATTTTAGCGTTTGCTGGACATAAGCAGGCAGGTAAAAGCACTTGTTGTAATTTTCTGCATGGATATCAATTGAGAGCCAACGGTATCATTAATAGCTTCGATATCCTAACGGATGGTAGTTTGGTTATCGACACTATAATGATCGACTCAGATGGTAATCAGAAAACCGGCAAAGGTGCTCTTGATACTAAAAGAACAGACATGGATTTTGCTGAGTGGGCGGCTTATAGTATGTGGCCTTATGTTAAACAATATTCTTTTGCATCGACCTTAAAGGAAATTGCGATTGGTCTGTTTGGACTTAAGCAAGAAAATATTAACGGAACAAATATCCAAAAAAATCAAACTACTCATTTTAACTGGAAAGATATGCCGGGTGTGATTACGAGTGCCACATTAGCTAAGAGAAAAGATATCAAGAAATTAATTGACGATGGTACTCTTATATATCATAAGCCAGGAAAGATGACGCATAGAGAATTTCTTCAATATTTCGGTACGGAAATTTGTCGCAAAATTTATGAAGACATTTGGAGGGCTAAGTTGATCGAAGATATTACAAGGGAAGAGCCTTTACTGGCAGTTATTGATGATTGCAGATTTCCAGATGAAGTTGAAACTATTCAGAATTCTGGTGGTAAGGTTATTAATTTAACAAGAAGTAATTTTAAAGACGATCATGCTAGTGAATCTTCATTGGAAGGATTTACTGAGTTTGATGCTGTTATAGATAATCAAAATCTCTCCATCCATGAAACTAATATCCGGATTATTCAGCTTCTGGATGAATGGGGATGGTTGGGCAAGGATGTAAAGCCTGAGCCGTTAACGCCACAAAATCCATCTAATGAATCTGAGCCGACATTAGTAGGTGGTATTCATACAATAAAGGAATAATATATGATCGTAACATATATCAGAAGCTCATCCTATAATAATTATGACTATTGCCAATTACAATATTTCATAACCTATGTATTAGGACATAGATCTACATCTGGTAAGAAAGCACAGCTGGGAACTATAGTCCATAAGGTTATGGAGTGTTTAGCGGTCTGTAAAAAAAGATTACAAGGACGGCAAACAAAAACCATGAAGGTGAATGATGATGCGATTGGAGAAATAAAATTTACACCCAAACAATTATACACTAAAACATTTGTTGCTAAGTTGCTTAAACGCAGCTATGAATACTACACTGAGAGCTGTGTCCATAACTACACCAATGCTGATTATAGATTTTGCGAAAAACAAGTTGAGCAGGCACTTACCTATAACGATGGTCAGTTCGATCCGAGGGAAAGAAAGATTGTTGAAGCGGAGCCACAGTTTGATATCCCCATAGAAGAAGACTGGGCAAAGTTCAATTACAAAATGCCAAACGGCGAATCTGTTACTGGACAGTTGGCGATTAAAGGAACAATCGATTTAGTTACAGAAGTAGATGATGGGGTTATAGAGGTAATTGACTGGAAAACTGGCAGGAGATTGAACTGGGCGACAGGAGAAGAAAAAACTTACGAAAAACTACTTGAAGATCCCCAGCTACTGTTGTACAATTATGCGATATCCAAACTATTTCCTGAATATGAGCAAGCGATCATGTCGATCTTCTACATACGCGATGGTGGTCCATTCAGTATGTGTTTTGACGAAAGCGATCAGAAAAAATTCTTAGAGATGTTGGGAAAAAGATTTAAACAAATTCAACGAAACGATTATCCACAACCCATATCACACAGTAGGAAAAGTTTTAAATGCACGAAGCTCTGTCACTTCTACAAAAATAAATGGCCCGGCACTGACCAGACTATGTGCCACTATGTGGAAGACCACCTAAAAGCCCTTGGTGAACAAGAAACGATGGAAAAATGTACAGCTGAAGGACATGAGATTGGTTTCTATGAGGCTCCAGGTTAATGGATAAAAGATTCGACAACAGGTCTAAGAATCAATTCAAAAAACATATTAAGTTTACTACTCAAGTTGAAAAATACTTCTTCGATAAGTGGCTGGGGGTTTGTAGAAATAGGTCAGATATTATTATTTATAATTGGCAGGACAATGGTATTGGTAATGACGGTGAATATGTGGCTACTGGAACTAACACTTCAGGTGCCGACTATATTGTGGATATAAATTACGATGGTTCACACACTAATCTACCATTGGAAGTCAAATGGGTTCCGACTGCTGGCAAGTTTACATTGAAGGTAAATGATTTAAAAGCTTACATTAAAGAAGAGGCGGCTATTTTATTTATCTACAATGCTGAGCACTGTGGCACGAACCTAAGGACTCCTAAACATTATGACATTGATCGATATATAAAGTTATTGGAATCTAAGCAGCATCAGTTCAAATGGGGTATTATGTGGCCCCATAACGTTGAAGCTATTTTGGAGGATTTTAAATCCGCCGGTAGGATTAAGAAAATTCCCTACATGGGTCATAAGCCCGGAATTATAATAAACGAAGAAGAATTTAGTTTATGGTTTACAGAAGAAGATTGGACAAAACATGCCAGCAGAACTAATTGATCTTAATGGAGAGTTTGATTTAGGTAATCAGTTTACACTTTCAACGGCTACATACTTATCGGAAAGTCTGGATGATAGGTTCCGAGTTATTGTAAAGTATCAAGGAACAGAGCTTCCCACGTATGACGACCATAAGCACAATATAGTTTTTTGTACTTCTAAAGAAGTTCATGTTACGCCGGAGGAATTTTTTAGAGATGATGTGCTGATCATATTCCAGCACTATTTTATGTTAGATGAATGGGGATATCCGATTCACAATCCGTTGTCTTATCCTGCACCTCTTGGTACATTTAAAGATCCAAAAGAGCCATTAAAAATTATCCCTATTCCAGAGAGAGAGTATGATTTTTGTTTTATGGGGCAGATTCCACATACTGGGACTAGGGATTGTTTCAAGCGAGCTTTGGATAATCTGATAGAGGAAGCGGGCGACAAGTTTAAATATTTTGTCAAAGTCACTGATGGCTTCAGTCAAGGACTTGACAAGGACGAATACTTTGATATACTGGGAAATTCCAAGGTGTGTTTATGTCCACAAGGGGCTCATAGTCCGGAAACCTTTAGATTTTTTGAAGCTTTGTCGATGGGAGCATTCCCTATGATTGAAAGGCTGCCGAAATTATGGTATTATGAAAATGCTCCCTTTTTCCGGACAAGGTCTTGGCATGATATAGACAGGGCTCTATCAGAGTCTTTAAATTTTCTACAGACAAATGCGTGCCGAGACTCACTAATGACACTGGCTGATTATGTTCAGTCTGTTTTAGATCCAAAATCATTATCTAAAATATTGAAAGAAAAAGTAGAGTATAGATTAGGCACAAGGAATCAAACAAAGAATTCACTTCAGGAAATTAGACAAAGCATAACACATTATGGATAATAATACGACAACTTGGGAACCATTGAATTGTAAGACACACTTTAGCCTGCTTAAAGGGTTTTGTAGGTGTGACGATTTAGCCGCCAAATGTAAACAATATGGCTATACCTCATGTGGTATCGCTGATATTAAAACCATCTCTGGTGCCGTTGATTTTCATCAAGCATGTAAGAAGCATGAGATCAAGCCAATCATTGGTTGTGATTTTGAAGACTTCATTCTCTACGCTAAGAACAAAGATGGATGGTTTGACTTAATCAAATATGTTTCTAACCAAGAATTAGATACTTTAAAACTATTAGCAGAACGAGGGAATATCATTTGTGTAGCTACAGGTTCTAGTGGGCTGCAAAAACTCTTCAAAAATAATTACATAAACTGGAGTCATAAGGATGATGAAATATTTTATGTGGATCAAGAAGATGCTGAGTGCCATAGAGTCATTCTTTGTTCCGGAATGAAAACCAATCTCAAGAAGGTCGCCAAGAAAATTAAAGATAATGAAGAATTCGACAACGATAAATTCTTTATGAAAGATGATTGGTACTTACCATCATCNAGAGANCCTAATGATGTNATCAGNAAAGTTNTTGNCATGTGTGAAGATTATGANNTAAGCGAAAAACCTATGTTGCCTAAGTANGATTGTCCGCAGNGTATGAGCGAAGATGATTACCTTAAAGACTTATGTAGGAATGGGTGGCGTGAGCATCTAATGGGTAGCGGCAAAATCAATAACGAGCACGATAAAAATATTTACGCCGACAGAATCAAAAAGGAAATGGATGTTATATTTAAAGCACGATTATCAGGATATTTTCTGATTGTTCGTGACATTGTGTCTTATGTAGAAGAACAGGGCTGGATTGCGGGTCCGGGACGTGGGTCTGCTGCTGGATGTTTGGTTTCCTTTTTACTGGGGATTACCAAGGTTGATCCAATTGAGTATGATCTACTCTTCGAAAGATTCTATAATGAAGGTAGGAATACTGAAGACCACATCTCACTTCCTGATATCGACGTGGATGTTCCGGCAGAACATAGAGATGATGTGATTGACTATATCAAAAGGAGATACGGTCAGGAAAATGTATCACAGATGATTACATTTGGGCGACTACAGGGACGATCCGCTGTCAAAGAAGTCTTAAGAATTAATGACGCCGTTTCTTTCTCTGAAATGAATGCTATTACAGATAGTATTCCAGATGAGTCCAGAATTTCTGACCAGTTAGAGTTAATGGAAGATCCGTCTATTATTAAATGGTCATTAATCAATGAAGCAGATTCTCTTAGAGAGTGGTGCTCTATGGATGATGAAGAAAATTTAGATGGTCCTCTAGCAGATTTATTCAGACAAGCAATTAAGATTGAGGGTACAAATAAATCGCAGGGTAAACATGCCGCTGGAGTTATCATCTCTAAACATAAG